ATTTTGGCCGCCGCCGCGACCCGCTGCCGGCACGGAACGCACCTCCGCGGATCCGGCGAAGGGGTAAATCCTAACGAAACCGTAATTTGACCGACGAAACCGTTAGGTCTGGCACGAAAATTACAGAATTGGGCGCGGGCGCTAGTGGTCGCCGAGGGTGAGGCCACAAGGGCCGGAATGGGACACCGAAACGGCGTGTACCGAAGCGAAACACCCTCGGGATGGGCCGAAATGTTACACGTGAAACCTCGGGGGCCGGTATGAGCCACAAAGGGCGGAAACCAACCCCGACGGTGCTCAAGCTGCTTCGGGGCAACCCTGGCAAGCGGGCGATCAACCTCGACGAGCCGGTACCCGAGGCGCTCGAGCCGGCATGCCCCGAGGAATTGACCGACGAGATCGCGCGGGCGGAATGGGCGCGGGTGGTCGCGCCGGCGATTCGGCTCGGGCAAGTCACCGCGGCGGATCGGGCTTTGGCGATTGCGCATTGTGAATTGTGGGCCAATCGGCGCCGGCAACTGACCGAGGCGGCCGGCTATGCGTCCAACGTGATCGAGGTCGGGACGCGCGGCTATCTGATTCCGAATCCGGCCCTGACCATGGCGGCGAAAACCTTGACCCTACTCCTGAAGGTCGACGCCGAACTCGGATTTACGCCGACTTCGCGATCGCGCGTGGTGAAGGTCGGGCCGAAGGCGCCGACGCTGACCGGGCTCGACAAGGCGCGGGCGAAGTTTCTCGAGGGTAGCGGATGAGCGGCGAGCCGCGCGAGTGTCCGGGGTGCGGGCGGATCATGAGTGAGCGGGAGGCCCGCGAGCAAGGGGTGTGCAACGCGTGCGCGCGGGGCCGCCCGTGAGCGGCGCCGGCGTGCTCGAGCGGCCGCGACGGTCGAGGGGCTCGGGTGGCGGGCCGCGCCCGTGGTGGGGCTCGGGCCCGCCGCCTCATGAACGCTGGCCGGGCGTGTCGCTCGACTTCCGCGCCGAGTGGTCGACGTTGCGCCGCCGGTGGGAAACACACGAGGGCCGGTATTTTTGGGACGGCGCGAAGGCCGAGCGCGCGGCGAATTTCTTTCCGCTGTTCCTCCGGCATCATATGGGCGAGTTTGCCGGCGAGCCCTTCGAGCTTCGCGACGATCAAGCCCTGTTGATCGTTAAGCCGGCCTTCGGCTGGCGGCGCACCGAGGACGGATCGCGGCGGTTTCGCAAGGTGTTTGCGTTTTGCCCGAAAGGGTGGGGCAAGTCACCGCTCGGCGCCGGCCTCGGGATCTACTTGGCGCGGTTTGACGGCGAGCCGGCGGCCGAGGTGTACGCGGTGGCGGCCGACCGCGAGCAAGCGCGGATCGTGCACGACAACGCAAAAATCATGGTCGAGAATTCGCCGCACCTCCTCGAGGGCGCCGAGATTCTCAAAAACGCGATTCTTTGGCCCGAGATTTACGCGCGCCTGACGGTGCTCTCCTCGGACGCCTCGACGAAACACGGGTACCGGCCCCACGGGATCATCCTCGACGAGCTTCACGCGCAACGCAACCGCGATCTATTCGAGGCGTTGCGTAAATCCATGGCCAAGCGCCGGCATCCCATGATGGTGATCATCACGCATGCCGGCACCGACGATGAGGGGATTTGCTACGAGGAGTACGACCTCGCGAAACGCGTCGCGAGCGGCGCCACCGAGATCGAGGAAACGCTCCCGGTGATCTTCGAAATGCACACCGACGAAGATTGGGCCGAGCCGGCGGTATGGCGTCGCGTCAATCCGGGGCACGGCGTAACGGTGCAGCATTCGGCCGTCGTCGAGGAGTGCCGCGAGGCGCAAAGCGAGCCGCGCAAGCGCAACGATTTTTTGCGCTATCACCTCAATCGCTGGACGAATCAGGCAACGGCCTGGATCCCGATCGAGTGGTGGGACGCGTGCGCGGGCCCGCTCGACGATGCCGACCTCGTGGGCCTCGAGTGCGCCGCGGGCCTCGACCTCGCGCAAAAGTGGGATCTCGCGTGCTTTCACGTGCTCTTTCGAAAGCCGCTCGAGACGCCGCTCACCGTCGAGGTCGCCGGCGAGACCGAGACCGGCGAGAAAACCTCGCGCGCGATCGAATTGAATTACGAGCTTTTTTGCCGGCCGTTTTTCTGGATTCCCGAAAATACGATGCGGCAACACGAGAAACAGGACGGGATCCCCTATTCGCTCTACCGTGACATGGGGATCCTGACGGCAACCGAGGGGGATGTGATCGACTACACACGGATCTATCGGGACATCACGACCGAGATCGTGCCCCGTTATCCGCGGCTCAAGCAAGGGATCGTCGGCTATGACCCGGCTTTTGCGACCGACCTCGCGATCAAATTGCGGGACGTGGCCGGCCTGCACGTGCTCGAGGTGCTCCAAAACTACAAGATGATTTCCGAGCCGGCGCAAATCGTCGAGGCGTTGATCAAGGGCAAGCGCGTACATCACGACGGGCACAAGGTGTTGCGCTGGAATTGGGAAAACGTGGCGATCAAGACCGATGACGCCGGGCGGATCCGCCCGGTGAAACCAAAGAACCCGGCCAAGCGGATCGATGGGGCGGTCGCGATGCTGTTTGCGCAGCGGGCGATCGCGGTCGAGCCGGTGCGGCCGCCGGCCTATCAGGTGATCATCGTGGGCGGGCGCCGATGACCGGCCCGATCGCGCCGGCGGTGAGCTTCCCCGCCTCGCGGCGCATGGGGCGGCCGCGCGTGAGCCGCGAGGAAACGACCTCGGTCTCGACGCGCCTCGGCGTGTCCGAATATGACCGCCTTTGGAAGATCGCCAACGCGCGTAACATGAGTGTCGCCGGCATCTTGCGCGACATGGCCCGCCGCGCGCGTTTGCCAAAGTCATAAGACTTTTGTACTGAAAAGTCGACTCGCCCGCACGGGCTCGGCACACTGGCCGGCGCATGGACGGGCGCCGGATTCATTCCCTCCTCGCCTTTGATACGAAATCCGCCGACGAGGATCGGCGCCTCATCCGCGGGATCGCGACCAATGCCGCGACCGACCGCGACGGCGATATCGTGGACCCGGACGGGGCCGAGTTTAAGCTCCCGATCCCGCTCCTCTGGCAACACGATCCGCGGCAACCGATCGGCCACGTGGTCGCCGCGAAAAGCACAAAAGCCGGCATCGAGATCACCGCTCAGATCGCCAACGTCGACACGCCGGGCAACCTGAAAACCCGGCTCGATGAGGCCTGGCACACGATCAAGGCCGGCCTCGTGCGCGGCCTCTCGATCGGCTTCCGACCGATCAAGCTCGAGCCGATCGCCGATACCTTCGGCTTTCATATTCAAAAATGGATCTGGCTCGAATTGAGCGCGGTCACGATCCCCGCCAATGCCGACGCCGCCATCCTCACGATCAAATCGATTCAACAGTACGACTCCGCGCGCGCCGCGCTTGGCAAGGCGCGCGAGGTCGACGGCTCAAACCGATCCGGCGCTTCGGATGTTGCGCGCGGGGTGCCCACGCACCGAGCGCGGGATCGTTCCATGGCTCAGAAAACTTTTGCCGAACAGATCAAGGAATTGGAAGCGACGCGCGCCGCCAACGAAGCCCGATTGACCGAGATCCAAACGAAAGCGAGCAACGAGGGCCGCACGAAAGACGAGGCGGAAAAAGAGGAATTCGACACCCTCAAGGAACAGGTACGCCGCATCGATGAGGAACTCGTCGACTTGCGCGAACTCGAGCAGATCAACGCGACGAAAGCGGCCGCGGTCGCCGGGGCGAGCGCGACGCAAGCGAGCGCGACGCGCGGCGGGACCGGCCATGTCGCGGTACTCGAGCACAAACTCGATCCGGGGATCGGCTTTGCGCGCTTTGCGATCTGCAAGGCCGCGGCGTTTCTCTCGCGCGGCGAATTCAAAGCGAGCGAGATCGCGGCGCACCGCTACCCGAGCGATCAACGCCTGGGCATGATGTTTAAGGCCAACGTGGCCGCCGGCACAACGACCGACGCGACGTGGGCCGGCCCTTTGGTCGACCCGACCAATTACGCCGGCGATTTCGTCGAATACCTCCGGCCGCGAACCATCCTCGGTCAATTGGCGCTCCGCGATCGCTTGCGTCAAGTGCCCTTTAACGTGCGGATCATCGGACAGACGAGCGGCGGTACCGCCGATTGGGTCGGGCAGGGGAAACCAAAGCCGGTCACCAAGTTTGACTTCTCGTCAACCACGCTCACGTGGGCCAAGATTGCCGCGATCTCGGTGATCTCCGAGGAACTCGCGCGGTTTTCCACACCCTCGGCTGAGCGGCTCGTACGTGACGGCTTGGCCGCCGCGGTGATCGAGCGGTTGGATATCGACTTTATCGACCCGGCGAAAAACGCGGTCACCAATGTTTCGCCGGCCTCGATTACCAACGGGATCGCGCCGATGTCGACGAGCGGCACCGATGCGGCGGCGGTGCGCGCCGACTTCCAAGCGTTATTCAATCAATTCATTCTCGACAATCAGGATCCGACCTCGGCGGTGCTGATCATGCCGTCGACGGTCGCCCTCGCGTTGTCGATGATGGTCAACTCGCTTGGGCAACCGGAATTCCCCGGCCTGACGATGAACGGCGGGACGTTCATGGGGATCCCGGTGATCGTGTCGCAGTACTGCGCGTGGACAAGCCCCGACGTGAATATCGTGGTACTCGTCAATGCCTCCGATATTTTCTTTTCGGATGATGGCACGGTGACGATCGACGCGAGCCGCGAGGCCGCGCTCGAGATGTCCGACACGCCGGCGAATGATGCGGTCACGCCAACCGCGGCGCAAATGGTCTCCCTCTGGCAAACGAACTGCATCGGCCTCAAGGCTGAGCGGTACGTGAACTGGTCTCGGCGGCGTACCGAGGCGGTGCAATGGCTGCAAAACGTCGAGTGGGGCGGCGCCGGAAGCCCCTCGTAATTCGTTGATCACGTGATCTCGCCGGCGCGCGTCGACATCGGGCGCGCGTCGGTTTTTCCTCCCGCTCCGGGGGCCCGCGTGCCGACAACCCGCTTTCCCGTGATCGTGCGCAAAGCGTTTCGCCTGGCCGGCCGCACCTATCAACCGGGCGACCGCCTCGAGCTTTCCGCGGCCGAGGCGGCCGCGTTCGTCTATCGCCACAAAGTCGCCGAGCTTGCGCCGCCGGGCCGCGCGCGCAAAGACGAGGCGCCCGAGCCCGCCGGCGAGGAACCGCGCCGCGATGGGCGCGGGCGCTACCGCCGGCGCGATCTCCAAGCCGATGCCGACGTATGAGCCGATTCGCGCGACTGCTGATCGTGCTGACTTCGGCGGTGCTTTGGTTTTGCGTGTTGACGGCGGCCGGCCTGGCCGCGCTGATCGCGGGCGTGTATGTGCTCGCCGGCTTCGGTTGGATGTTGATCGCCGGCGGCGTGTCGCTGCTCGCGGTCGCCTGGTTTCTCCGGCTAGGGATCGCGCATGCCTAAAACGCTGAGCCTCGCGCGCGCGCTCGTGACCGCGGTCAAAGAACCGCGCATGTTGCAAACGGTCGACGGTACCCGGTCCTGGTGGCCGATCGTGCGCGAATCCTTCGCGGGCGCCTGGCAACGCAACATCGAGATCACCGCGGATGAGGCCTTGCGCTTCGGCGCGATCTGGGCGTGCGTCACCTTGATCGCGGGCGACATTTCAAAACTCTGGCTCGGCCTGGTCGAAAAAGATCGTGAGGGCATCTGGTCGCCGGTGCTCGGCGAGTCGCCCTTTAAGCCGGTCTTACGCAAACCGAATCGCTTTCAAACGCGCGTCAAGTTTATTGAGACGTGGATGATCTCGAAACTGACGCGCGGCAATTTCTATTGCTTGAAGCAACGCGACGCGCGCGGGATCGTGATCGCCCTCTATCCGCTCGATCCCGGTCGTGTGATCCCGATGGTCGCGCCCGATGGGGCAGTCTTTTATCAACTCGCGCGCGATCACCTCTCGGGCCTCGAGGCCGGCCAAGTCACCGCGCCGGCGAGCGAAATCATTCACGATCTCATGGTGCCCCTGTTTCATCCGCTCGTGGGCGTGTCGCCGATCTACGCGTGCGGCCTGGCGGCGTTGCAGGGGATCAAGATTCAAAGCAACTCCGAGAGTTTTTTCGCCAACCTGTCGCAACCCGGCGGCGTGCTCACCGCGCCCGGCTTGATCAGTGACGACACCGCCAAACGCATCAAAGACGATTGGGAGGCGAACTATACCGGCATCAACGCGGGGCGGGTCGCGGTGCTCGGCGACGGCTTGCACTACGAGCCGATGACGACCACGCCGCACGATGCGCAAATGGTCGAGCAATTGAAATGGTCGGGCGAAACGGTGTGCTCGGCGTTTCACGTCCCGCCCTGGAAAGTGGGCCTCGCGCCGATGCCGGCGTACGGCAACGTCCAAGCCGCGAATATCGAGTATTACGGCCAAGCGTTGCAGCAATTGATCGAAAGCTGCGAGGTGTGTCTCGACGAGGGGCTCGAGCTTCCCCGCACCAACGAGCGCGAGTTAGGCGTTGAGTTTGATCTCGATGCCCTCTTGCGTATGGATTCGTCGATGCAAATGGACATTGCGACCAAAGGGGTCGGCGGCGCGATCTTCACGCCGAACGAAGGCCGCGCGCTGTTCAGTAAGAAACCCGTCGAGGGCGGCGACGATTGCTTTTTGCAACATCAAAACTACTCGCTCAGTGCCTTGCAGAAACGCAACGACTCGGCGGATCCGTTTGGCCTGGCGAAGGCGACACCGCCGCCGCCTGACGAGGACAAGCCCGAGGATGACGACGATCTCGACGATGACGATCTCGACGATGACGATCTCGAGGACGAGGACGAGATCACCGACGAGGAGGCCAAAGCCGAAACGATCGCGTTTCTCGAGGAGTGGTTGACCCGATGACGCGAAACGAATTGCACCGCATCTTGCGCACGATCGCGCCGGGGATCAAAGCGGCGATTGATACCGCGGTGGCGGCGAAGGTCGCCACGGTGGACGCGCGACGCGAGGAGGAGCACAAGCAAGGCCGCATGGCCTTTGACGCGCTCATGGCCCGCCTGGTCGCGCTCGAGGCGCGCCCGGTCGGCGTGAAATATTGCGGCGTGTGGACGCCTGAGCAAGCCTACCGCGTGCACGACGCCGTGAGCCATCACGGAAGTTTGTGGATTGCGAAAACCAATCAAGCCGGCTCGGAGCCTGGCGCGGATCCGATCGCTTGGCAATTGGCGGTCAAGAAAGGCCGAGACGGCAAGGACGTGTCGCGATGACTCGCCGACGTGAATTGACCTTTGAGGACTGTGCCTCGACCATCGAAGCAGAACTGAAGTTGCGCGCCTGGCTGCAACAAATCGCCGAGGACCGCGCCCGCGAAACGGCCACGACAACCATGGTGCGTACCGACGATGGGATCGATCCTGATTTACTCGACGCGTCCGACGCCGCCATCGAGGCCGACATCGCGCTCGCCTGTCAATTGCTCCGGCTTTTTGCCTCGGGCGGCAAAGCCAATTGACGCCGAGCGCAAATCGCGTGTTTTTCGGAAGGAAATCGCGGCGTTTGAAAAGCGAACTGCAGGGGCACCATGAAACCCGTACGAGACTGGACGCGGCCGCGCTATGACGCCGAACTCGAGCAACTTTACGATCAAGTACTCGCGATCTTCGGTGAGGCGGCGTGTTGCGACAGCAATAATCGCGCGTTCGATTGTGCAGCATTTGCGAAGGACCGCGATCCCGAGGAATGGCTCGGCGCCTTCCACATCGCGTGGAAGGCTGAATTACGCCGGTTGCTACGGCCGCATTGATCACGGCTGAGCCGACAGGCGGCGCGCGGTCTACCTAGCGTATCGGCGCCGATACGATCGATCCTGCTCGCCGAGTTGAGGAGTTTTGTGCCGGTGTTTTTGGCCCACGTCGAAAGGTCGCGTAGAATGCCGCCGTAAGAAAACGGGCCGCCGAGGTGAGCAAACACCTCGACAGCCCTAACCCGTCACTCGAAGCACGCGAGCGCCGAGCTACCCGCTATTTTATCGGGAGCCGCCGCCACGGCTGGAAAGGATCTCCCGATCCATGTCGACACCCTCACACCACGATAAGCGCCAGCGTCATGGCGGCGTGCGCAAGGTTTGTACGTGCCCTCGGCGGCGATGGGCGAAGTGCCCGCATGCCTGGAATTTTAGTTTCAAACTCCGCGGCGGCAAATCGTATCGGTTCAGTTTGGATGCCGAACTGGATCGGCATATCGAGACGAAAGAGGCGGCGCTCACCGCCGCCGATCAGATTCGGGATCAGATTCGCGCCGGCACATTTGTGCGGGCGGCCGAGCGGCGCCGCCTGGCCGCCCTCGAGGCGCCGGCCGCCGCGGCGGCGACTGTGACGGTGGAGAAATTCGCCGCGATCTACGTTGCGCGCGTGTCGGCGGTGCGCGCCAGAAATAAAAGCTGGAAAAACGATCGATATCAGTTTGCGCAAGTGGCGGCGTTTCGGCTCGAGGATGGCGCGCGGTTCGGCGACAAGGCGCTCGGCGAGGTCACCGAGGATGATCTCGAGGCGGTCTTGATCGGCTTGCGCGCAAAGAAGCGAGCGGCGAGCACAATCAATCAATACGTGCAGCTATTGACAGCGTCGCTTCGATGGGCGGTGAAAAAACGCTATCTCTCGGCCAATCCGATCTCCGACGATTCGATGATCAAACGCGGAAAGCCGGCACAACGGAACCGACGCCTCGAGCCCGATGTGATCAATCCTGACGGGACGCTCCGGGAACCTGGCGAAGAACGGCGGTTACTCGCGGCCGCGGCGCCGCGCTTGTACAACGTGATCGTTGCCGCGCTCGACTCCTGTTGTCGACGAGGCGAATTGCTTAGCCTGCAATGGCGCGATGTGAACCTCGACCGGCGCGAGATCACCATTCGCGGCGACAAGGCGAAGGACGGCGATACGCGCGTGCTGCCGATCTCGGCTCGACTCGCGGCGGTGCTCGCCATGGCGAAAACCGATCCCGCGGGGCACGACTACGAACGGGATGATTACGTGTTCGGCGAACTCGGAAACAAAGTCGACAACGTGAAAAAGATCTGGGAAACGGCCGTGCTCAGAGCGCACGGGCACGAGCCGAGGTGGCAGAAAACGGCGCTCGCGCCGGAATCGCGCGCGCGGTTGAAAGCGATCAATCTGCACTTTCACGATCTCAGGCACGAGGGCGCGAGCCGACTACTCGAGGCCGGCTGGCCACTGCATCACGTGCAAGAAATGCTCGGTCACGCGAGCTTGGAACAGACGAGCACGTACCTCAACGTGCAACGCGGCGGGTTGCACGAAAGCATGCGCAGAATGGAAGAACTTCCCCCCCGTTGCAGATCCGTTGCAGATTTGCCCAGAATCGACCGATCGATCGCGGGAAAATTCGAGGAGGAAATAGCGACTAAACCTAAAGTAAACTAAGACTTAGCGTCATTGTGCGCCCGTAGCTCAGCAGGATAGAGCACCGGTTTCCTAAGCGATTTTGCCTTGTTTTTTCGCGTGCCCTGAAATGCCGTCGTGTGTTTTCCCGTGCATTTTTGCAGATCGCGGAACGCCACGGCACCCCACGGAAGCCCCCCGTTGCAGATCCGTTGCAGACGATGCGTGGTACTCCAACCGTTCCGTTGCGAGTCGATCACACTCAACCTTGCCTTTTTTTGCACGCGCGATCGCGATCGAAAACCGAGCCGCGCGCGATCGTGATCGCGTTCCGCGATCTCGGCCACCAAGGCGCCGCCAATCCGTCAGCATGCGCGTAGTGCGCGGCCTATGACACTCACAATCAACCGGCAGGCGGCTTTTGAGCTAGCACATTTGCGACGGCGATCGAGAAATTCGTCGGCAATCGCGAAGGCCGCGACGACGTCCGGCGCAGTGCGCGCGTGCTCGAGTGCGCCGTCGGCGCCGCGCCGAAATAGGACTGCTGGCCGCCGCCCTCGCGGTCGGTCGTGGCGAACGTCCAGATGTCGAAGTCTTGCCGGGAGTCGGGCGGTTTAATTTCCGAAGATTTTCGTTCTTTAAACCAGACGGTAATAGTCGGCTCGCTCACACCGATCATGTCGGCGATGGCCTGTTGCTCATGGCAATCGAGCCAGAGATCCCACGCGCGTGCCTGTTGCGCGTCGTGCTCGGCCTGTCGCGCATCTTTAGTCCATCGCTCGACCGAATCGCGACGACAGTGGTTGATCGAGGTGCCCGGGACGCATTCTCGCCGAGCGGCGTGTCGGTGAATTGATGGACGCGCAAAGCAAGACGGTTGGGCTCAACAAGGGAGCAAAAGCAGGACGACTTCCGAAAAATGGCGGGACCAGAAAGGCCCCACCATTAACAGACGACCGCCCCACGCTCGCCGAGGCCGGGATCGAAGCTCGCGCCAGAACGTGTCAAGAAAAAACTTTGTCGCGAACGTCATGAAACCCAGAGAGAACGATCCACTTTCTTGTGTGGGCGAATGAGTGAGACGCGGATCGGCCGTGTACATTCGGCCTCATGTCAGACGCAACCGACAAATTTTACCTCTGCCGGCGAATTACCATTCGCCTAAATGACCGCCTCGCCGCGCATCTCTGGCGCGCGGCGAGCCGAGAGGGCAACCCGCCAAGCTCAACCGCTCGACGATTGATCGCCGAAGGTCTGGCGCGCGAGCGGAAGACCAGACCAACCGAATCCGCCATTGCGAAGGAGACCGCGCCATGAATCGATGGTTTTCTATCGACGGTGCGCGCGCGTACTTGACGCCAGAGGGCGGCAAGCCGCCGAGCCGCAAACAAATTTATTTGATGGTCAACAACGGCTTGCGTGTCTCGAGACACGGCCGGCGGATCTGGTTCTGTGCGGCATGGATCGATGAATTTATGACCTCACGAGGCACCGCCGCGCCGGCGCGCGTGTCACAACGGCGCGCCAGCTAGGGGAAGTTCGTTGTCAGGCGACAGCTGGCAGCAACGAGATCAAATCTGGAATTCCGGCCTATCACCAATGGCGAAATTCGTACTCTTCGCGTTTTTGGAATGTGACCGCCGCGGCCGCGGCAACGATTTGTATCCCTCGGTCGAACGGGTCGCGTGGCAAACCGGGCTCGCGAATTCGAGCGTGCGAAAGATCGTCAAGGCGCTCGAGCAGGGTGGGATCTTGGAACGCCTCGGCCACGTACCGTCGCGGTACGCCTCGCGCGGCCGAGTCGCGCGCTATCGCTTCCATGTCGACCGGTTGCCGACCCGCCCCGCCTGGTCGGTACCGACGGCCGACAGCCGCCGTAATACGGCGCCTGTGAACCCTCGACAGCCGCCGCCGCGCGGCGCCTGTGAGCCCGCGACAGCCGCCGTCTCAGGCGCGACAGCCGCCGTAATAGAGCCGACAGCCGCCGTAATAGGCCACGACAGCCGCCGTAATACGCCACGACAGGCGCCGCCAGACGGCGGCGAACTTAAATACTTGAACTTAAAGAACAGAACTACAGAGATCGAACGTACATCTGAACCTAAAGAACCTGCCGCTTCGCGTCAGTCTCGCCATGACAGACCCGAACTGACCGACGACGAGACGACCGCCCCGCTCGCTGACGCCCCCATTGCCGCGCGTCTCGCGTATGAGCGCCTGGCGCCGGCGGCGAAAGCGACCCTCGAGCAACACGCCTCCGATAGCCTTCGCAAGCATCTCGAGGTCATGAAGCCAGAGGAACGCGGGCCGACGATTCAACGCTGGATTTTGCGCGAGTTAACACACTCGGCGGTTCGGCAACGGTTTGGTGTGTGAAATGGCTCGCACAATTCGCGACGAGGCCCGCAAGGCCGAACGAGTTAACACGTAATGAACGCAAGTGAAGCACAAAACGATTCAGCCAAAGACGCAATGAGGCCGACACGGGCCGAGTTAAAAAACAATGCAGCCACGGAGGGAGAACAACTAACAAGTGAGTTAGCAGAGCCACTGAAACATTCAACAAAAAGAATCGGAGGGTACAAAGCATGCCGACGGAAAGCGCAGCGGTGAAAACAACCGAGCGTAACGGCAACGTCGTGTTAACGATTCAGTACGACCGCGAGTCAATCGTCAATATGGCCTTGAAGGTGAAGGCGGAAGGATTTGTGCCCGCCGAAACCCTCAAGGCCGAATTTGGGCCGGAAACATTTACGCGATGCATTGCCATCTTGTATCGAGACTTTCGCATGTTCCGCGAAGTGTCTCGACCCTGGACAGACGGGGTCGACGTGCGCGGGTACGAGTGGGCGGATCGTCGGTTCAGCCGGCCCGAGATCAAAAAGATTCCGCCCGACCTCGGCTTTCTCGTCGAATTGACGACCCCGATCGTTGCGAAGTACGGCGAGTATCAACGGGTGATCGCGAAATGCCGGTACATCAACGAGGTGCGCGGCGGGTGTCCGGTGAAGGATACCGACGGCGAGCCGACCAACGCCTTCCAACGGGATCACGAGGGGCGGATTCAAATCCTTCGCTACAACCTCCGCGCGATGATGGTCTCGGCATTGCCGATGATCGGGAAAGAGCAAGCCCTCGCGCGGTATATCCGCTTCGAAACGATCGTCATCACGCCAAATGGCAACCTGAGCAAGGGGCAAAGCCCCGTCAACGATCACGGGCAAGGCAAAGGGTTTGTGCGCAGTGAACGCCTGGCCCCTGGAACGGAATTCGTGATTGCGGCGTGGATTCCTACCACGGTGATCACGATCGCCGAATACCTGCAGGTTCTCAAGCTCGCCGGGTACACCGTCGGCTTATCGCCGGGGCGCTCGGCCGGCTTCGGCGATTTCGAAGTACTCGAGGCGCTCGAGGACTGAATAAAGCGAGCGCCGAAAGAATGAACGACACATCGATCCAAACACATATCGAGCGACGCAGTGCAAGCAATGATCGACGCAAAAAAATATCGAGCGAGTGACCGAGGGATCGAAGGACGTAACAAACCACTGGACCGAACGAAGCAGGCAGGAAAAGAAAGGTGATCGATGTCTGAAATAGCCGCCGCCCAAATCTCGCCCGATCCGCCCGTCGGGCTCACGCCGGCGCTCTGGCAGAAATCCGCGCCGCACGTACGGCAAGCGTTAGCGTTTATCAAGAGCCGGGGATCGGTGACGGCCGCCGATCTCGTCGAGTGGGATCGCGATCATGGACGGCGGCTATTTGATTGGAACGATCCCGAGGCCGCGGTCGAGTGGCGCCTCGCGCAAGCGCGCTCGTTTCTCAATCGGTTTCGGCAGATGTTCGAAGGGATGCGCGTACGCGCGATTATCCACATTCGAGAAGATGCCGCGGCGGGGATCGACGAATCCGCGTACGTCACGATCGAAACGATCGCGCAACATCCCGGCATGCGCGCGCAAGTAATTCACGACATCACACGCCGTATGCGGTCGCTCGCGGCTGAACTCAAATTGTGGAAATTGACGCCCGAGGAACAGGCCGATCTCTTCCGGCGCCTCGCCGAGGCGATGAGCGAGTGAAGGCGCGGGAATAGCGTGAAGCCCGAAGACGCCGAGGAATACACGCAGGCCCTCGGTCAAGTCGTCGCCGGCGGCTGGCGGCAGATCGCACTGGCGCAACGCCTCGGGGTGCCGAAGGCGCTCAAGTTGTCCGTCGACGATTGGGTGAAACAACGCCTCGGCGGCTACGTGAAATATTCCGTCGAGGAACGGCAACACGCCGTCAAGACACTCGCGGCCGAGGGGCATTCTGAACGAGAGATCGCGAAGGTGACTGGCGTCGACAGATACACGGTCCGTGAGGATCTTGGTAAACCGCGTGGTGGAAATTCCACCACCTACCCCAAAAAACGCGAGAAGGAAAACGATCGCGGTGGTGGAGTTTCCACCACCGACGAACCGCTCGATCTGCTGACGACGTTAGCGGCAACCGACGCGGTCTTACACGAGACCGACAGTCGCACCGCCCGCGCCGACCGCGTCGCGAAGCGCCACGACACGGCCGAGAAACTACGTCAACGTGTCGAGCTTCCCGACGCGAAATTTCGCGTCATCTATGCCGATCCGCCGTGGAGCTACAACGACAAGGCCGACGCCGGATCGGTCCAGTCGGGCGGCGCCGAGCAACATTACCCGTCGATGACCCTCGACGAACTGTGCGCGATGAAGGTCGCCGAGATCTGCGAGCCTAACGCGGTTTTGTTTTTGTGGACGACCTCGCCGCTCCTCGAGGACGCTTTCGCGGTGATTCGATCGTGGGGCTTCACGTACAAATCCTCGTTTGTCTGGGATAAGCACGCCCACAATCGCGGGCATTACAACTCAGTACGACACGAATTTTTATTGCTCGCCGTGCGCGGCTCATGCCCGCCAGACGTGCCGAAACTTTTCGATTCGGTACAGAAAACCGGCCGCACCGATCACAGTGAAAAGCCCGGCGTCTTTCGGATCATCATCGAGACGCTCTATCCGCACGGTAAACGCCTCGAATTGTTTCATCGAGGAGAACCGATCGAGGGGTGGGCCGCGTGGGGGAATGAGGCGGCCGTATGACGACGTATGAAGCCTATCGTCGCAACAAAATCGAATCGGGCCTGCTCTATCAGGATTTCGTGGTGGACACGCTCAGCCACACGATCGGCTTGATCATTCAGGTCTATTCCAGTCGCGTCTATCAGTACGCAATTGGAGAATCGCGCCAAGGAATCGAGATTAAGCACGACGAACTGTATGCCCATACCGGCAATCTCTGGATCGAGATCTCCGAGAAGGCGGTGCCGCGGGACGGCGATTACTGTCCATCGGGGATCTTTCGCCGCGACAATTCCTGGCTGTATGTCATCGGTGACTACGACACGATTTTTATTTTTCCTCAAGTCCATCTTCGGGCGCTCGTGTCAGCAAAGCGATTTCCGATAGAAGAAAACAAGACGCGCACCTCGCAAGGGTTTCGACTGCGCGACGACTTCGCGCGGAAATACGCAGCGTATGTGATCACGCCGAACGCGAGCGAGCAAGTCCAAAAGGCCGTCGGCAATCTTGAAAAACTCGGGCGCATCCTTCATGCCATGGCTACGGCCAATCCGGCGCAAGGATCGCTCTTCGAGCATTTCACGAATGATGACGTTTGAATTTCGCCCGGCGAAACGATCGCAAGTGTCGTTACTCATCGGCTTGAGTGGCGGTACCGGATCGGGCAAAACGTTCTCGGCGTTTCGGCTCGCGAAGGGGCTCGCCGGCGAGGTGCCTTTCGTGTGCCTCGATACCGAGGCTGGCCGCGCGGCTCATTACGCCGATGAGTTTCGTTTCGATCACGGTGATCTCACGGCACCCTTTACGCCGGCGAAATACACCGACGCGATCAAGGCCGCCGACGCCGCGAAATACCCGGTGATCATCGTCGATTCGATGTCGCACGAGTGGGCCGGCGAGGGCGGGATCCTCGATCAACACGAGGCCGAACTCGATCGCATCGCGGGCGACGATTGGAAAAAGCGCGAGGCCGCGAAGATGGCCGCCTGGATCAAACCGAAACAGGGGCACAAACAAATGGTGCAACGCCTGTTGCAGGTACGGGCGCACGTGATCTTGTGCTTCCGCGCCGAGCCGAAAGTCGAAATGCGGCGCGGCGAGGGCGGCAAGATGGAGATCGTCGCGAAAGAATCGCTCACCGGGTTGCATGGCTGGATCCCGATCTGCGAGAAGAATTTGCCGTACGAACTCACCGCGAGTTTTCTCCTGATGGCCGACCGGCCCGGCGTGCCGCACCCGATCAAGCTCCAAGCGCAACACCGCGAGTATTTCCCGCTCGACGCACCGATCACCGAGGCCGCCGGCGAGCGGCTCGGGGCCTGGGCGCACGGGGCGCCGGGCGCGGCGCCGGGGTGGGCCGAGCGGATCGCGGCGGCGCGCTCGCGCGAGGCGCTCGAGGAGGTCGGCGCCGGCCTCCTGGCGGCGAAAGAATCCATGCCGCCCGGCGTGCTCGCGACCTTGCGCGCGGCCTATGCGGCGCGGCTCAAGAAATTTCCGCGGCCGAAGAAAACGGGGCCCTCGAGCCCCGAGGAAACAACCGCGGACGACATTCGGTGGGGGTGACCATGCTCGCGGATTGGCTGGCGATCGGTCTCGTGGCGCTCGTGGTGATCACGGTGCACGGGCTCGTGCGGGTGCGGGCGCGCTGGCGCCGCGCCGAGCACGTCGGGTACCTCGATCACCGTCGGCAACATGCGCCCGAGTACGCGGCGTTTTTGCGCTGGCTGCGTGATCAACCCACCAAGAAACGGCGGGCGCGATGACACCGGAACAGATCGCACGGTTTCACGTGCACATTTGCGACACCTGTAACGAGCACGTCGGGTGCACCTCGCCCACGTGCGATCGGCGCCGGGCCGGCCTGGCGCATCCCGATCACCGCGTGCCCGAGCTTGTGCGCCTCGAGCGGGGCGCGATCGTTGAAACCGTCGGGGCCGTTCTGGTCGGCGAGGATCTCTAGTCGTGTGGTCAAAACTCGATGACTCACTAATCGATCACCGAAAAATTTTTGTCGCTGGCGAATTGATCGGGAAGGACGGGCCCGCGATTGCGATGGGCCTATTTACGGTCGGGCTGATCTGGACCAATAAGCAACTGACCGACGGATTTTTACCGGCCGCGGTCGTCAAGAATTTTGCGCATTGCGATCAACCGCTCAAGGTCGCCGAGGCGCTCGTGAGCGCGGGCCTTTGGGAGAAACAAAACGGCGGCTATCAGATACACGATTTTCTCGATCACAACTTCACCGCGGCGGAATACAAAGAACATCGAGACCGGCAACACGAGACCAAAGCCCGCGCGGGCCGGCTCGGGGGCTTGAAATCGGGGCTCACGCGGCGCGCGAAGGCGCGACACCGAAGGGAAGCATAAGGCAAGCAAACATAAAGCACATACGAAGCACATTGCTTAATTCCTGCTTACACTCTGCTTGCGTTGTGCTTGAAGCACACGCGAAGCAAAACGAAGCCCCGTACCCGTACCCGTATTACGTGCTTCGTTGCTTCGACGGTACGTCTGGGTACTTTCCCTACGATCGTCGTACTAATAGCAATTAGAACCGCGCTACGCGCGTTTTTGTCGCGATGACGAGAGAAGAATTGCGGAAAGTCACGGTGAAAATTCTCCGCGAGATCGCGGCGACCGAGGCTTTTGTCGGTCGCGCGGATCTGAAAGAGGCGTTGAAAACGCGGCTCGCCGGCCTTCGGATTCCGTACAACCTCGATACCGTCGAGGAGGCATGCGACCGGCTCGACGTAGACGAGCACCGGCGCGCGGCCGGTCGACGAGAGGGACCATGGACACGCCGCTAAAAACCACGCTGATCGGCAAGCTCCGGCGCTACCTGGCCCGCGGCCGGCAACCCTACGATCCGTCGGGGTGCCTGCATTGCGGGCGCGACACCGCCGATGCGTTGTGCGCCGTGTGCGAGGAACTCCTCGCCCGGCTCGAGGAACCGGCACCGCTCGAGGCGACGGCACCGCCGGCGCCGGTGCGCTATATCAATCAACGGCCCGATTTCGTGCGGCGCTCGGATGGGCGCAAGGGCGGCCGAAAAGTGCGCCTTCCCTTCGATGATGAGGCGGCCGGATGAGGCCCGATCTCGACGCGATCGATCCGACGTTCAAAGCCGACATCAAGGAAAGCGAGCGCGCGGTGTGGCTCGTCGCGCGGTGGCTGCATTCCCTGGGAAAGCATGTCACCGTCCGCGCGCTCGAGGTGCGGCCGACGGTCGAGGAGATCGAGGACTACGGCGATCACGGTGACCTCGAGGTGATCCTCCGCTATGAGGTGAAACGCCGATCGCTCGCGTTTACAGGCGCCGCCGATTTTCCCTTTCCAAGTGTGATCGTCGATTCGGTGCGCAAGTGGGATAAAGCCCACCCTAAGCCGCATCTGTACGTGATTGTCAACACCGCCGGCACGGTCGCCGCGATTGTCGAGGGCGGCACGGCGCCGAAGTGGGAAACCGAAACCCTCCCGATCCGCAATCGCCCGATCCCTGTGTACGTGTGCCCGATCGCGTACGTGAAATTTTGCGCCATTCCGCCGGAGGTGCGCACGTGGTGAAGCAATACCATGGAACGACACTCGGCCATTTTCTGATCAACGAGGGGCTCGTACCGCCCAATGCGCGCGATGTCGATTTGATTATCTCGGCGACCGGGCCGGTGCTTTTGCGGTACGAGGTGCTCGTCGACACCGCCGACCTCGGCAAGCTCGCGCGGGCGATCGCGCGCCTGGCCGCCGAGGCCGAGGACAATCCCGAACCGTTTGATCCGCGCGACAACGATCGGCCGGCCGGAGGGCGCGCGTGATCATTCTGCGCGCGCCGCGGCGCAAGGCCGACTCCAAGTGGGAGGAAAAACTTTACGCGCAAATTCTCGCGGCGCACCTCCCGCCGCCGGCGCGCGAGTTTCCCTTTCATCCCTCGAGGAAATGGCGGGCCGATTTCGTGTGGCTCGAGCATGCCCTGATCGCCGAGGTCGAGGGCGCGATCTTTTCGAAGGGGCGGCATACGCGCGGGGCCGGGTTTAGTGCCGACACCGAAAAATATAACGCCGCGGTCCTGCTCGGCTGGCGCGTGTTGCGCTTCACCGAAATTCAAATCCGCAACGCGACCGCGGTCGAGACGATCCGCGGCGCGCTCGCCTGGCGCGGGGAACTCCCGATGTTTGCCCGATGGTAAACGACCTTCGGCTTGAATTGCGTTGTCGAAATAATGTGCTTTGGCATGCGATCTTTGACGTGTATCCAAGCGTGGCCGACTTTTGCCGCCGGCATGCGCTCGATCAGCGGATGGTCGGCGAGTATTTAAATCTCTCTGAAAACCCCTATAAGCGGCCGCCTCGGTCGAATGTGACCGCCGGCGACGAGGATCCGCTCCGACGTACACCTCGACGGTTATGTGAGATTACCGGCCTCGGGCCCGATGAATTATTCCCGCCAGATTTATACGGCGGATTCCCAACGCGGCGAGTCGCGGAATTGAGTAGCGATCGATTCCTCTCGCTCACGGCTGCGCGTCGTTTATCGTTGCCGCCCGTTCAGGATGACTCCATTGAGAAAGACGAATTACGCGCGGCGATCGCGGTTGCTCTCGACAAACTCACCCCACGCGAGCGGCGAATCATTGAGCGGCGATTTGGGCTCAATGGGAATGACGCCGAGACACTCGAGGACGTGGGCCACGAATTCAAAATCGGCCGTGAACGCGTGCGCGCGATTGAAGCGAAGGCGCTCAGAAAATTACGACATCCGAGCCGAAGTAAACACTTGCGCCCATTCGTCGGGATCACCGATACCGCCTCGATAGAGGACCAAGCCAAACGCGAACCCGCCGCGGTCAAGGTCGAGTCGCCGCCGATCGTCGATCCGGCAACCGTGATTTATCCCGATCCGCGCGGGCGGATCTTGGTGGCGCGAATGGATGGCTCGCTCGAGACTGGTTTTCAACGTGGCGCATTGCGACCGGCCAATGAGATCCCCGTGCTCGAATGCTTTGTGCGCGCGATCGGGCGTGCCTCGATCGAGGTCGAGGGCGATTGTGCGTATGCGAACGTGAAAATCTTGCTCGAGCCGATATCGCGATTGTACCCGGCGCTTCGTGTGGCGTTCGATTACCCGCAAGATCCCGCCTTGATCGAAAGCGCGCGCGTTATGGCGTTGTCGTTTTCCGAAATTACGAATCGTGATCCAAAGATTCCGCCGGTCTCAATTGGAAAGGGAGGCCTCATTGAAACTTTTTGACGTGGCAAAGGTCGGGATGTTTCTCGATCAAATCGCTCACGGGGTCGAGGATCGCGAGGGCGAGGAGGTGAAGATCATCACCGTACGGCTTCGGGTGCAACCTTTCGAGGCCGACCTCGCGCGCGCGTTGCCCGGCCTCGTGCGCGCGACGCTATTCAAGCTCAATCATCCCGAGCCGCAACCCCACTTAAAGCGCGTCGACTTTACCCTCGGCGTGCCGCGGCAACGGCTCGAGGTGTACGCGGCACCTGATACGAGCAAGCCGGCGATCGTATTTGATCAAGTGCTGATCGCGGCGACGTACGCGCGAACTGAAAAAAACGTCGACGGCTTTGCGTTTATCTGGAAGGGCTCATTTGGCCCGGTCGGGCGGCGCGATCTCGAGTTTTTGCACGACTGGTTACTCGGGCAACGGTTTGTGACGACCACCGAGGCCGAGCCGGGTTTGTTTCCTGACGACACGATCGCGACGGTACCGGCGCTCGCCGAGGCGCCGCTCCTCGAGGAGGTCGAATCATGACGACACGGGATCCCGTAGTCGAGCGGATCGAGGCGATGACGCTCGAGATCGCCGATAGCACCGACGGGCCCGACGCGATCCCCGGCGAGGCGGTGCTCGCGCTCGCGATCGTGCTCGTGCGGATTCTCGATCGGATCGACGATCCGATCTTGCGGCGGATGGTCGGCGAATGTGTGACGCTCGAGCATGGGGTCGAGCGGGTCGCGCAAGTCGCGGATCTCACGACGTATTGCACCGAGCCCGAGACGGTGCCCGAGCCGATGCCCTGGTTACCGGTGACGGTGCAATGAGTTTTCACCGACCCGACGCGCAAGTGATCGCTATGGGCGAGGGCGATAGTGGCGCCTTCGTGATCGACTCGCCCGAGCCGGGATGGTCGCTCGCGTTGATTTGCAGTGACGGCACCGATCCCGAGTGGGTGCGCGAGCCCTGGGAGCATGTGTCCGTACGCGCGTACAAGGGGCGGCCTGGCCTGACCGATGCCTTCGGGTTACCGGTACCGGGGCGCCAGTCTCGCACGTTGCAATCACGCGTGCCCACGTGGAAAGAAATGCAATTTGTCAAAAGCCTATGTTGGGATCCCGAGGATGTCGTCATGCAACTGCATCCCCGGCAATCGGAGTACATCAACGCTCACCCTTGCGTGTTGCATTTGTGGCGCCCGAAGCACCGCGAGATCCCGACGCCGCCGAAAGATTTCGTATGAGCCGGCGCGATCTCCGCGATCGCATTCAACGCGAGCGCGACCTCGCGGCGGCGCGGGCGCAAGCCGAGCGGCCGGCGCGGCCGGCGCGGCCGATCCGCGAGGCCTGGCGGTGCCCGGGCCGGATCGGGGTCGAGCATGATTTTTCGATGAAAGGCCCCGATGGGGTGTATCGCTGCTGGCATTGCGCGAAAACGAAAGGCGATCTCGGCTTGAAGTGCAACGCATGCGGGCGTGAGGGATGACGTTGCGACCGATTTTGATCGAGGTGAAAACCCGGCGCCGCGGCGAATGCCGTTCGTGCCATCAACCGGTCGAGTGGGCCGAAATGACGCTCACCGGCCGCGCGATGCCGTTCAACGCGCCGATCGTGCTGGTCGAGCCCGTCGAGGTCGGCACGGGACGCGTTGACATGTCGAAAACGACAAGCCATTTTGCGACGTGCCCCGATGCGGCGAAATGGCGCAAGCGATAAACGGCGCCGCATGGCCGAGGCGTTGCGCGCGCGGGGCGTGGCGGTCTGCATCCTGTCGGGGTCGCGCGCGGTACCCGATCTGCTCTGCTCGACCTATTCGAAAACCTGGCTGATCACGATCTCGCCCTCGAGGGGCTTATCGCCGGCGCGGGCGCGGTTTGCGGCGACGTGGCCGGGCGAGTGTTACCTCGTGCGCACGATCCCCGATGCCCTGGCGACGATCCTTCGATGAAACGATTTTGACGCGCGCGGCAATGTTGCTTGCCGAATTCGTCAACTTGCCCTAGGGTATGAGCCACATTGCCATTTGATCCGCATGGCAATTTTGCATATAGCGCCGTTCTAACGGCGCCCTCGCCGGCGCTGAGTGGTACCTCGCTGACCCTCACCGCCGGCCATGGGGCCCTCTTTCCTGATCCCGGCGCGCAAGGGTTTAACTGTACCGTTTGGCCGGCCGGCGCCCTCCCGCTCAACTCCAACGCCGAAATTATCCGCGTGACCGCGAAGGTCGGCGACGTGCTCACGATCGCGCGCGCGCAAGAGGGCTCGAGCGCGCGGGCGATTCAAGCCGGCGATCAAATCGGGAACACGATCACCGCGAAGGCGCTCGAGGATATCGAGGCCGCGATTCCTGGCCCGACGGGGGCGACCGGGGCGACCGGCGCGACGGGGCCGACGGGGACCACCGGCACGGGCCCCACCGGCGCGACCGGCTCGGCGGGGGCAACCGGCCCGACCGGGCTCACGGGATCCGCCGGCGCCGCGGGCGCGAACGGGCCCACGGGCCCGACGGGGGCGACCGGCTCGGCGGGTGCCGCGGGCTCGGCGGGCCCCACGGGCCCCACCGGCACGGGGCCCACGGGCCCCACCGGCGCCACGGGCGCGACGGGCTCGGCGGGCTCGACGGGGCCGACCGGCGAGGGACAAGGGCCGACGGGCGTTACCGGCTCAGCCGGCCCCACGGGCCCGACCGGTGAGGGGCAAGGCCCGACGGGGGTTACCGGCTCGGCGGGCCCCACGGGCCCAACGGGCGTGACGGGCTCGGCCGGGGCGACCGGGCCGACCGGGATCACCGGCTCAGCGGGGGCCGACTCGACCGTACCGGGGCCGACGGGCCCGACCGGGCTTACGGGAACGGGCTTGACCGGCGCCGCGGGCCCCACGGGCCCGACGGGCCTCACGGGATCCGCCGGCGCGGGCGGCGCGCAAGGCCCCACGGGGCCGACCGGGATCACGGGATCGGCGGGGGCCGGCGGGGCGCAAGGCCCCACGGGGCCGACCGGGATCACGGGATCGGCGGGGGCCGGCGGGGCGCAAGGCCCCACGGGCCCGACCGGGATCACGGGATCGGCGGGGGCCGGCGGGGCGCAAGGCCCGACCGGGCCGACCGGCCTCACCGGCTCGG